CATTCTGCTTCATCGGAGCCTCACGAGAAGGTCAACTTGCCGAAGGGGTTGCGAACGAACTTGTAGCCAGCGGTCGGGTTGCCCTTGATGATCCGCCTCGGAGTCGCTTTCAGGTACGCCTGCTCCATCGCCTTGAACAGCGTCTCCTTCTTCCGAAGGTACACCTGCGAGAGAGCCGGGTTGTCCACCTTCAAGGTCAGGTTCTCCAGAGCCGCAAACGCAATCAGTTGCGCGTATGCGTGAGGGACAAGCGGAGAGTCTTGGTCTTCCTGCAACCTGTGAGGGTTGAGAAGCATCCGTACCAGCACTTCTTGGTCTTCCGAAGGGTGCGGATACAGTTCGATGGAGCGGTACGCTGCCGAGTTGTTCCACCTGTACCGGATGCTGGAAGCCCCGAAAGCCTGCGATGACAGATGCGACAGGGCAAGGTTCGGTCGCATTTCAAGGCCACCGAAGGCGGGGTTGTCCGGTGGTGCGGTATCTGCGCCAGTGGCATAGCCGGGAACCTGCTCCGACTCGATGTGCCGGATGCGAACAGGTGCAAGGATGCCTGCTTCCGGGCAAGTGAAGTAGAACCTGCGGTACAGACCGGTGGAAGGGTCAAGCGGTTCGGGCTTGAAGTAGAGGGTCTGCGTGTCCGAGAGGCTAAAAGTCTCCACCTTGCTCAAAGCGGACTCAAAACCATCGGAGACATTCGAGGGGTAGACCTTGAAGTTCGTCGCGTTCGGCCCGAAGACATTGACCATATAGACATTTATGGTGCGTACACCCTGTCCAGCCGGGACGGTCACAGTGGAGACGGAGAAGCCGTTGCCCACAGGGTTGCGCGGTGCAGGCACTCGGACGGCTTCTGACGGCAGGTACGCCTCGATGGTGCCCAGCAGGTCAGGGTCGAGGTTCGTGTCCTCCTGCTCCCACTGGGAGAGGAACAGGGCCTTTGCCGGGATCCCTACCGATGGGTCGGAGACATTCTGGATGGTCATACAGTCGGAAGGAAGGTGAATCTTCCGCCGCTTCAAGGTGCATACGACTGTCTGCGTTGCGCCTGCCCACGGACGGGTCAGGTACAGTTCAGTCGAGGACTTCACCCACGCGATTTTGCGTGAAAACTCGACACCTGCGGTGGTGTAGCCAGTGACCTCGCCACCAGTCCACCGGCTTCCCGGTGTGACGGTACTGGGGTTGACCTCGAAGCCCACTCCGGTCACCTGTGCGGAGTTGGCCGTGAAGTTCAGGGTCACCTGTATGTCGGTGAAGGTCACCAGTTCCCGGTCTTTCATCGCGAAAGGCCACGGACGGTCGGTCAGGATGTGGGTCTGTGCATCGTTCAGCAGGCTGACCAACTGCTCACGATAGGTAGTGTTCGTCGGGTCGTAGTCGAGCAAGTTGCCCACGAAGTCAATGAGGTCACCGAGGTTCACAGTAGGCTCCTATGGGCGAAACCCCGCCCCCGACAGGGGATGCCGGAAGCGGGGCGAGTGTACCGTGTGAACGGCACAGCGGGGAATCAGAACCGCTTGTAGACAATCATATCCACGGTGCCGCCGGCCTCTGCTTCGAGGGTGACCCCGAAGACCACGGTGTCGGTAGCAAGAGCCGCCTCCACCTGACCGGCAGTAGTACCAGCAGCGTTGACCACCGCACCAGCGGCCACACCAGCATCGCAGTTGACATCCTCTGCGTAGCCAGCGACCACGACCCGCACCTGCTCACCACTTGCAGCGTCGTTCAGAGCGACACCGGCAGCGAGTCCGTTTCCGGTCGCCACGATGCCAGCCTGCACCACATACAGGGCGCGGTCTGCGTTGGTCTGACCACCTGCATCGAAGGCCACCACATCGCCAGCAGCGATGGTGCCACCAGCGAAGTAGGTTTCGGTCTGCCGACGATGCGAGGTGTCACCTGCTTCGCCTGCGGCAAGGAACTGGACGAGAGTAGAGGTAGCCATATCAAGCCTCCGCGTCGATGAGGATTGCGTGGCTGGCAAGATGACCGGTCACCAACTGCATACGGCAGAAGACCATAGCGGCCTCCGTCGCGGTGCCGGGGACAGGCATCATATCAGACACATTGAAGAAGCCGTCAGTGTCCACATACAACTGGAACTGGTCGGACGACAGCAGGTAGGCAGACACAGCCTTCGCGCCCATACCGGAAGCGGCATTGGCGGAGAAGCCGAGGTTCGGATCGACATAGATGCGAGCACCACGGTAGGTGGCGACCATCTGGCCGTTCAGACCGTCGCGGTCGGAGACGCTGATGTACTGGATACGGGAGTCCATCAGGTTCAGGAACGCGGCGTAGCACTTGGGCGACATCAGCATAATGTCGGGGGTGGTGCCACTCGGGTTGTAGATCTGCGTGTTGATGAACAGTTCATCGAGGTGCGAGAGGGCGAGAGTGCCCGCTGCATCGACAAACTGGTTGTACCAGTTCTGTGCCTGATAGGTCACCTTCGAGAGGCCACCCACGCTGTTGATCTGGCTGGCCTGCGCCACACCTTCGAGCCAGCCGGTGCTGCTTGCTGCGAGAGCGGTGGTGCCGTTGCCGTTGAGGGTCTGGAGGGTGGTGATCTTCGAGGAATCGCCAACGATGATCTGCTTGGACACTTCCTTCTTCAGGGAGAGCATCACATTCTTCATCTTGCTTTCGAGGATGTTGACCACAGCAAGGTCGCCCTTGTTTGCGGCCTTCTCGACTGCGGACAGCACGATGGGCTGCGTGAAGTTGCTGTACTCGAACTTGGCGGTCTGGAAGGGGTCGGTGACCGCCATAGACACCGGCTCGAAGCCGTTGCTCAGTTCGGTGATGCTGCTGTGATCGCCGAAAATGACGGGCTGCTCGACTCTTAGGCCACCACTGACCTTGACAAGGTTGCCGTGGTCTTCAATGGCGCGGATGAGCGGGTGGGCGAGGAAGGAGTTGTCCACGAGTTTGTCGCGGAGCAACTGGAGAGTCGTCGAAATGACTGACTGGGGGGCCATTCTGGCCTCCTATGGTGGAGGAAAGGTCTACGGGTTTGGGGGCGTATCCGGTAGCCGGGTGCCGCTAAACTCGCAGGCTCCACAAAGGGGTGGCCCGCTCGCAGGGTGACACTACCACATCTACCGGAGACTTGCCAACTACCTGTTGCGGTGCATCGACTGGGCAAGTGCCAGAAGGTCAGCGTTGTTCATCTTGCGGAGAGTCCCTCGACCGGGGTTGGAGCCGACTGCGACCTTCCGAGAGGTTCCCGTTCCGGTCATCGCAGCCTGCTTCCGCGCCTGTCGAGAAGCCTTGTCCTTCTTCGCCTGTTCAGCCTTCATTACCTTCGCCTGCTTGCCCTTCGCAGCCCAGTAGGCCGTTTCAAGGTCGAGGTTGTCGTTGTTCTCCAGAAGATACTGGACTTCGCTTCGGAGAGCCGTGTCGGTCTGGAAGTCTGGATTTTCTGTCAAAAAGGACTTGTACGAGTCCTCCGCCTGCATCGTCTCGTATTCCTGCTGCATCGGTTCCAGCACTTCACGGAGACGACGGTTCACTTCCCGCTCAATGCGAGCGTTGATGGTGTCCTCATTGTACGGGTCGTACTCGGGCACTTCCTTGTCTTCGAGGTGCTGTGCGCCCTTCATCAGAGCCTCACGCTCCCGAAGGAAGTCCTTTCGCTGTTCAGCGAGTTCCTGCGTCTTCCGGGTGTAGTCGCCCTGCATCTGCTTCATCAGCCGGGCGATGTCTGGTGGAACCTGCTTGATAGCGTCGTTCCAAGACAGGCTGCGCTTCCGAGGGGCACCGTCATCGGTGGTGTCCTCGATTTCCACATCGCCGTCTTCCATCGCCTCCAGCATCGAAGGCTCTACATCTGGTGTGCTGGACTTCTCCGAGACACTATCTACAGGGGTGCCACTGTGAATGGCGTTGGCCTGTGCCAGTACAGACTCCGCAACGGACTGAATGGCAGGGGCGTTCGAGGGGGCTGTCAGGCTTGCTTCCGGGGTGGACATAGAGTCTCCCTACTTGATGAGGTAGATCGGAGTGCCCACACGCGAATACCACGCGGGGTTCCAACCGGGGGCTTGGACGAACTGGATGGGTTTACCGAACAACTTGGTGCCCAGTTCAAGCACCGAGACATTCTGGATGCGACCGAGGATGAAGGTACGCCAGCCGGGAAGGTCGCCGGTCGCAGAGGCGGACTGCGGGTCTACATACAGGTGAAGGTAGGTAGTCCCGTTTGAGCCCTTCCAGACGGCGTGTGGGTTCCCGACGCGCTGACCGTACTTGCCGGTCACACCTTCGGGTTGCCACTTGTCGTTGTAGAAGAAGGAGACAGGCTGCTTATTCTTGATTGCCTGCTCCAACTCCTGCATCGGATCACCGCCGAAGCGAGCCACATACTGTGCGGCGCGGGACTTCGGGATGATGGTCTTGGGCTTTCCGGTGAAGCCGAAAGCCTTCTTGAACCGATTGAGTACAGACTGAAAGGGCAACCTTGCCTCCTGTGTCCGCGTCTTTCTATTTCTCTATATAAGAGGAAACACGCGGACAAGCGTTATCCCAGTAGTGATGGGGCTTTTCAGCGCATCCGACTGGCGAAGTCGAAGTCTTCGGTTCCACCACCGGGCATCGGAGCCTCGATGTTCACCTCGACTTCGGGGCCTGCACCCTCGTCGGCGGGCATATCCAGAAACTCCACGAAGCCCTTGTCCTTCGCCAGTTCCATAATGGCAGCGGTCAGGGCGGTGATGTCCTGTTCCGTCCGAAGGGAGTCTGGAGGCGGAAGGGGCTTGCCGTAGTCCTCTGCTGCCGCGCCAAGCATCGCAAGGAAGCGCACAAGGTCAGGCTCGAACTCGGTGACAGGCTCGGTGTACTTCTCGGGAACAATGTCCATCCCCATCACCTTCGCGGCGGAAGCCACAGCCTTCGCCAGAGAGTCCATCACCTTGATGTTGATGGGCTTCTCGAACGGAGGGATGAGGGCAGCAAGTTCGCCACCAATGGCCTCATCCGTCTCCTGTGCCGCAGCAAGCAGGTCTTCGGGAATGTCGTTCATCGGGACAGAGGCACCGTAGTCAATGGGCATCACACAACTCCTTCTGGAGGAAGCGGGGCGACTGCCCCTTCTGGCTAGGGAGCCATTTCGGCTCTGCCGGGACAGGCTCGGGGGGAGGGGCAGGGACAGCAAGGTTCTCGGGCAACTGGAAGACCCTGACCATTTCTTCGAGGATGATCTTCGGGTCTGCTCCGAGTTGCACCAGAACCGGGGCAAGCCGTTCAAGGGACTGCTGCTTCGCAAGGTCACTCATCGGAGTCGTGCCCGCATCCACAGCCCAGTACCCGAAGTCGCCTGTGAGGTCGTCTGCGGACAGGATGGTGGGGCCGACAGGGTTGGGCAAGGCCAGAGGCTCCGCGTCGTCTCCGAGGACTACAGACAGCATCACATTGTAGACATTCGCGATGTTGGTGATGACGGCATCACGGATACGCGCCATTCGTCCGAGTTCGCTGGAAGTGTAGGCGGACAGCAGGTTTTGCTCGGTTGCCGTGCTCTTGGTCACCTCACCACGGGTGAAGGGAGCCAGAAGGCCAGCGTCCTTGATGTCGTTGTCCACAGTCACAGCGTAGGCCGAGATGTCTCCGGGGATGGGAGCCTGCGGTACTGGACTGATGTTCCCGTCGATCGGAAGACCGGGCTGAATGTCCACCTCGATGAACTCCCCGTCGAGGCCCTGCGAAATCTTCGCCGCGCCGTCTTCGGACAGGAAGCCAGCCCTGACCATCCACTGTCGCGCCATACGACGGACACCCTGCGCCTGATAGGTCCGCATCACATTCATTTCCCTGAACTGATCGAGGGAACGGGCAATCAGGCTGTAGCCACGCAGAGGGGTGTCAGGGTCACGAGAGAAGTACAGGGGCACGACGGGGACGATGGGGCGACCACTCGCAGACTTGTACGGGATGCCTGTAGTTTCGTGCTGGATCTCGCCCTCTGGTGTCTCGGACTCGGCAGTCGCATCCGGGTCGAGCCCTCCGACCTGCACCTTGACCTCGGTGAACAGGAAGTCGTTGCCCTCCGTGTAGTCGGGTGACCACACCAGCAACTTGTCTTCGAGAAGGTCGTACATTTCCACGACCCTCACCCACTTGTCCGAGTCAGGCACCGCTCCAGCGTTGGAGTCAATGCCCATCATCGTGTCCTTCCCTGCGATGCCGGTCGCCTCGATCCACTTCGAGTAAGCCAGACTGCGGAAGGCTTCTGCGGGCTTGCTGTACCGCTCCGAGGCTTCTGGCAGAGGCATCAGGTAGGTGTGCCCGACATACCGCTGCTGATCCCACGAAGCCGCTGTAGCGTCCACAATGACTTCCCACGGAGGGAGAGCCGCACAGGACACGCGCTTCAAGGGGTCTACATTCTCCACCGGAGCCATTTTCACGAAGGAGCAGGGGTAGATGAGGGCAAGGCGGGTTGCGTCCTCAATCTGCTCACGGACATTCAGGAGGTACTGGTTGGCCGTCGCCTGCGCCACTTCGGGGTTGCCACGGTCACGAAGGTCAGGCTCGACACGGACAGCCGGGTTCTTCGCGTACAGGCTTCCGAGGTAGGACTCCACGACTGCATACGCCTTCGG